GTATTAGCATAATCATCCCAGTCGGTGCTAAAAGCATACGATTTATATACATCAAATAAATCTTGAGGATATGATGTAAATGAAATTGATTGAGGTGATGATGGATTAACCGGTGTTGCTATAATTTGAATCAGGTCTCCTGAATTAATCTGTATTGATTCAATACTCCCTAAATAAACTTGACCGTTAATCAATATTTGATATGACTCTACGTTTGTTGTTTGTGGGTTTGCCAAACCAATGGTTTGTGGAATACTCACAGTTACACCTGTGATTTGACCTGCAGGTATTGTATAAGTATATGTTCCTGCGTTATTAGGATCAAAAGGATCTGTATTTGAATTAACCCACCCATATTCTTTAACATTTGGAACTAAAAAGTCTGCTCTAAGAAAACTCCCTTGAAGTCCTTGTTCGTTTTGCCATTTAAACTTGAATCTGTATTTTCCTTTTGTGGGTATACCTTTTGTCGGATCGTTTGATATAACTTGTTGACCAAATTCATTGGGACATTCAACAAATAAGTCCCGTTATCATCAATAACTTTTCCACCTTGTTCTATTTCATATCTTTCTAATATTGGTAAACCGTTGTCATCTGAAAATATAGTTTGTCTAATTGCTTGTATTTCACCAGGTCCTGCAACTAATTCACAAAGATTACCTGTATTATTTTTTGGTTTACAACTTACCTTCAACGCATCATCATCTGTTGTTGATATCATTGATCCCATGAATATGGCGGTTGGTTGTATATTGATATTTGCTTGTTTAGTTAAATCAAAATCAACTCTTGTAATACCAACTTGACATAACTCAGCATCACCCCAAAAAGGACGAACATCAACATCAAATACCAAATTTTTAATTTGTGGTAATTCTCTAAGGTTTGTGGATGATTTAAATCTAGCGCCATTAACTTGAGTTTCAGTTGCCAAACCTTGTTGTATTAAATCTTGTGGTGCCAAAGAAAAACAACCAATGTCAGATAAGTCAACATCCATTACGATTGTTTGAGTTCCAACAGGAACACCAAAGATCATAAAGTCACCACTTTCATTTGTTGTTACAGTGAAACGATAATACTTATCATATACCTCAATATAAGAATTATCCATCAGAACATCTCCTTTGTTCGGAAATGAACCTGTTGATGTATGTCCGTTATAAGATGGTAATTTAGGTAATAAGTTATATCTATACCCTTCCTCATTAGTATCTGTTATACTCTTATACGGATATAGTTCAGAAATTACAGGATTTAATTCATCCGCCTCTTCCAATGGAATGAAAACGGAAACTTTGGCATTTGGAAGACCAAATCCATTGTTTACAAAAACTCGACCGACTACAACACCGTAGTCAGCACAAAATCTAGTATAAAGATCGTTGGCTAATATCTTTAAAGATAGTATCTCTAAAGATTCCCAATCTTGTTCTAAATTTACATTTATATATTTGTCTTGACCGACTTCGGTTCTTATTCTATACGATTTTGGCATTAAAAAATCAGTTTTTTCATAAATAGTTTATTTCCTATTTTGATAAAAATAATTCTATTTTGAAAAAAATAAATCTCTAAGAGAAATTGACTGATTTTAAGTTCAAAACTCTAATATTAATATCTTTGTTTGGATACCTTATTTGGTATATTTGTGTTGGTGTTGCGAACAAAGTATCTGCCGTTGGTTGAATTTGTCTTGTCACAGGATCTGAATACGGCATTGATGTTTGTGCTGATGAATATTGACCTCCGACTTGGTTGAAGAATGAAATGTCAGATATACTAACAATACCATTTTCAGCTTGAATTAATCTTCTAAGTTCAGAGATATTAACATTTTGTCCTAATTGTCTAACTAAAGGATTAAAGAAGTCTCCAACTATTTGAATTGTTTTAGAAATTATTGCTCCTTGATTTTGACTATTATCTAACACAACGTCTACCGTAACTGCTAAGTCAATAACATCTGCAGATTCGATTGATATGTAGTCATTTATCATTCTATAGTTAGATAGATAATTTGCAACATTTTGTTTTAAAGTATTAGACACAACATTTGTTAATGTTCCTGTTGTGTCATAAGACAACATTTTAATTCTAATTTTATTATTTTCTTCTGTAATTGCAACTTTAGCAGGTGCTCCGAACTGAGATGGCATTGTTCTAATAATAGAATCGTAATCGTTTACGGTTACCGCTCTTTTTTGTGCCGCGAAGTTAAATGAAACCATGTTTCTAACATCTTCGGTTGTTGGTGGGTTTGCTCCTCCAATTGCGGCAGTTACGTTATTACATTGTAAACTATTGATTACACTTCGGTTTACACTATCAGATGGTCCATTAACGGCAAATGATACGGTTCCAATTTGGTTAATTGTGTTAATACCCAAATTACTTGACAAACCACCACCGATTCTATACTGAACGAATAATGTTGTATTTGGTGGAAGAGCCGCTCCCATTGCGTAATTGTTAGTATATCTACTAAGATCAAAACCTTTTCCATCAATAGCGAATTGTCTTAATTGTTCATCGGCAGATATATTTCCACCACCAAAAGTCATTTTACAGAAACCTTCAGGTGTATATTCAGAAATAAACTTGTTTGTTGTTGTAATGTATGTTCCAACCTTAATTCCTGGTTGATCAGATGTTTTAGTTGGATCTTCAACAAACACTCTATCTTGAACCAATGCGTCAACCTCAAACCATCTTTCTTGACCTAATATTAAAAAGTCTTGTGGGTTAGGTATTGTGGAGTATTGTGTTCCCGGTTTTAATAATACACTTGTGATTCCTAAAACATTTTTTTCAGGTAAAAATAATTCTAAATATGGTTTAGAATCATTTGGTGTAATAACTCTTTTATATACTTTTGTAATACCATTAACAACAACTTCTCTTTTAACGATTGTATAATTCAATAATTTACCACTTGAATCGAAGTTAGGTATTTTAACTCTATTTGGTGATCCTTCAGCGTTTATTGGTGATGCGAAATCAATATCATAAACGGTTTCAAATGGTTGTCCACCACCATTAACTTGTGACCCTCTTCGTAGAATACCACAATATCTTAAATCTTCTCTATCACCAAAAGCAGGAACCGTGATTGAAAAGTCAATCAACGCAACCGATGGTCTTTGTCCAGGAACTTTAAGACCATAAGTTCTAGCAATATTATATACTGAATTTTTTTGTTGTGCAAATTGTAATACGGTTTCTTGAATACTCCTATCAATTTGATAATTTAAATTATCTGTTACCGCAGCATTCATATCTAACATTACCGAGAAAATACCGGCATCGTTAAAGTTTTGAACTAAATCAGGATAATAAGTTCTTGTAAAATTAATTAACTCGGTTCTAACTCCTTGAAAGTCCCTTACTGTATATGAAATCTTTTTTTCTGCCATATAATATTAAATATTGATAATAATAAAATCACTCGATTCAAAAGCCGAATCTGTTATTCTATAATCTATTTTGATTTTTGCCGTATGTTCTAATGTTCCGATGTTTGTAACACGAAACTCTCTTTCTCCATTTTTATTTACCGTATAACCTTTGTCTTCTAAACCAGCAGAACCTGGCTCAACGGATATGTTAGTAATTTGTAAATTTGGCATGTATGTTCCAACACTACTTTTAATCTCTGCCTCTATATCAGAAAAAGTTGGTCCGTCTAGTGGTTCAAAAATAAATTCATAAAGTCTTGTTCCAAAATCAGGTAGAAAATATCTTGATCCTTTTCTTGTTAAAATTAAATGAACTAAGCTTGACCTTATTTCACCTTCAGTTGAATTGGTCACATCTAAATATCTTCCCGTAAAAGAATCTACAAAAGGAAAAGAAATACCATAAGTTATACCATTTGCCATATCACATATAAATATAAGTTAGGTTTTTTTTAAGTAAAAAATACTATAAATAAAAAACCCTCCTTTAGAGGGAGGGTTTAAATAATTTTGTTTTTTTATTATTGTGCTGGGCTAACTAATTTAACTAAATTGTCGTAAGCCGTGTTCAACGTATTAGCTTTAGCTAAAATAGATGTGTCTTTCATTACGTTTTCACATCCTGTAGGAACTTTACTATACATTCCAAGTTT